GCAGATCCTGGCCGACCTCAACCCGCGCGAGCCGGGCTGGTGGCTGTACGAACGCGAGGCACAGAAGAAAACTACGTTTCTGTTCGCCAAGCACGCCGATAACCCCACCATTACCCCTGAGCGGCTGGCGCCGCTAGAAGCCCTGTCGGGCTACCTCAGGGATCGCCTCCTGCTTGGCTTACGCGTGGCGAGTGAGGGCATGTACTTTACGGAATTCGATCCGCGACTCCACATTGTGGAGGCGTTCGACCCACCCGAGGACTGGACCAGGTGGATCAGCGTCGACTACGGCTACGCTCACCCGTTCGTCGCGCTGTGGTTCGCCAGGGAGCGCCCTGGCGGACCCATCTACGTGTACCGCGAGGTGAGCGCGAGCGGCTTGCGCGATGAGCAACAGGCCCAACTGATCCTCGAGCGGACCGGCGACGAGCGCATCGACCTGGTGGTGCTCGACCCGAGCATGTTCAACCAGCGTGGTGAGCAGGCTCGGCCGAGCATCGCCACCGTCTATGCCCAGGTCGGTGTCCAGCAGATCAGCAGGAACGGCATCGTGCCCGGCATGAACAGCCGCAGGCAGGGATGGGCGATCGTGAGACGAGCGTTAGCACACGGCGATGCCGTAGCGGCACAGCGTGGGGTGGAGCCAGAGGAGTTGCCGCGGTTGAGAATCATGGGCACCAGGTGTCCCAACCTGATGCGTAACTTGCCGGCCATGGTCATGGATCCGCTCGATCCCGAGGATGTCGCCGACAAGATCCGTTCGGTCCGAACACCTGACGATGAGGCGGATGCCCTGCGCTACGGCCTGTGTGCTGAGGCGCAGCCTCAGGCTGACGAATCGCCTTCGGCGATGGTATGGGCGGCATGACGGTCAGCCACGCGGCCGAAGACGCGGTTCTCGGCGGCGAGCGGATGAGCGATGGCTTGTGGACGCACAGGGGAAAACTGGTGGTACGCGGCGGGCCGCTGGAGGGCGCCATACGGACCAAGGTGGGGGCTCCGGTTGATGCCGACTTCACGGTGCCCGTGGACGGGCTGATGATGCTGGATACGAGCACGCTGCGTCTGTACGTCCGTAGTGGGGGATTGTGGAAGTCGGTGGTCCTGGCATGACGTTGGCGCAGATTCTGACGGGGCTGCGCGAGTTGCCGGACCTGGATGCTGAGGTGAAGCTGGTGATCTTTCAAACAATCGCACTGGCGTTACGCGAGCCGAAGCCTCAGACGGGGTTACGTACGCCACCGTGGGACTGGGCGAGGGACACCTGATGGCTGAGTCGCGAGCGTACACACCAACGCAGGAAGAGGCCATGGAAAAGGCCACCATGGAGTTGGCCGAGGACCTCAAGAATCAGTTCCGCGATCGCGACCAGTTGTACAGCGATATCGACGCGGTCCTGTTCGGCAATCTGCCTATCCAGATCCCTGAGGCATATCGTAAGACAGCCATCGAAGTCCGGAGTCCGATGGCACTGGATATCGCCACCAGTGTGACCGCAGCGCTCAGCACCAATCCGATGACGGTCAGTTTCAAACCTATCGGCTTCGGCGATGTGTACCAGCAGAATTCCACACTCCGAGAGAAGTTTTTCGAAGCGAGCTGGCTCAGACAGGAGCAAGAGGCCCGACGGCCACTCCTGCGCCTCTTCCTGTGGAGTCTGGTGGTGAAGGGCGAGGGCATCCTGAAGACGGTCGAACGGTGCCACACGGCGTGGGCGGATTATCCCAAGAAGGCGAGCGATATCCAGAAGTTGCTCGACGAAGCGGACGCCTATGACCAGCACGCTCAGGACACCATGTACGACCACCAGACCGAGCAATTGAAGCTCGGGCTGCCCTACCCGATCGCCACCACCGACGTTCCGCCTGAGACCTTTTATTACACGAAAAACGAGAACGGCTTCACCTCCTGCGTCGAGATTAAAGAGGTGCCTTACCAGACGGCGCTCGAGCGGTTCGGCGCCGGCCTCGACAGTAGCGGCAACGTCGTCGACCCCAAGACATGGTCAGGCTTGGATCCACGCGCGGCGGAGCTCGCGCGCGCCGAGTGGAGTCACTTGATGAAGTCGAGTGGCAGCGGCAAGGTGGGTACACAGAACACGATTCGGTGTATCGAGGCGTGGGACTGGCAGTGCCAGGTGATTCTGTTGCAGGGACCGAATCAGCGAAACAAGACAGGCAAACTGGGCGAGGGGACGCTGTGCAAGGTAGTCAGGCATGCATACGGGGATCCACTGCTCAAGGTCCTGAAAGGACCCTATTTTCATGCGTTGGGGATCACCACCGGGAGCCGGCTGCCGGAGCACGCGGGCCTCAGTGTGCTGTACCAGTACCTGAGCCTGTTTCCGCTGGTCGACAGCCTGCTGACGATGCAGGCCAATGCGGCGTATATGACGGGGTTTCCTGCGTTCAAGAAGAACACGCCACCGGGTCAGGTAGCTGGGCTGGGTACGGCACCGTATGGCCAGGATGGGCGCGAAGGTAGAAAAGCCGAGCAGATCGAGCCCGGCAAACTGTATCCATACGATGTCAGTCCGATCGATCAGCCGCGCAGCGGTGTGGACTCCGACAAACTGTACGGCAACGTCAAGCAAATGCTTGAGTCCGCACTCCCGTCCTCAGTCCAGGGCATGGTCTCCGGAGACACCTCCGGCTATGCACTGAATCAGGCCGCCTACCTCGCGCGACTTCAATGGGACCCGATAGTCAAGAACGCGGAGGTTGCACTCGGCGAGCGGGTCGGCCACGAGTCGTGGATCATCGAGAACAGGATCTCCGAGAAGGTCTACGCCTGGGGCGAGATCGAGGCAACCAGGGGCAAGAAGACGATCTCGGGCCAGAGTAAGGCGGCCTGGTTAGCGCTCGGTCCCGAGGATTTAAAAGGCGTCCATCGCTACGAGGCCGCCCTCGCACCCAGTACACCGAGCAACGAGATTGTGGCGACCCGCGCAATCGGCGAAAAGATGCAGCTCAAGCTGATCACGTACGAGGACGCCGTTGAGCAATCGGGTTCCAACCCTGACGAGGTCGAAAAGTCGTGGCTCCTGCACGACCTGAAGAACAGCCAGGAAGTGCAAGCCATGCTCAAGAAGGCGGTCTTCGAGAAAGTGGCCACCATCCAGACCGAGCGTATGGCGGCCGCCGGCGCTCCTTCACCCGAGGAGATGTCCGGCGCGCCGACCGCGGGCGCCACTGGCGTCCCCGGCGGCACTCCTGGAGCTCCCAATCCTGGCTCACCTGGCGGTCCGCCACCCAATCCAATCCCTTCACCAGGAGCCGGATTGCCGCTTGCCCCGCCGCCTCCGGCGGGCATGGCTGGTGGTGGCATGCCGCCAGGTGGGATTTCTGGCAACCCCAACGTGCAGGGGCCGCCAGCCAACATGCTCCAGTTACCGGGCGGTGGGCCGTAATGAAACGTCCCGCGTTGCACCACAGCCGCTACTACTACTGGTTCGTCGTGCTGAGCGGCATCAGTGGCGGGTACTGCTCGAGTGATGAACTGCGACGGCGTCGTCGATGAGCATGTACGCGGCGCCAGCGAGTGCGGACGGGCCGACGGGAATGGGTACTCCTCCGTCGACCGGGGTGGCGACGGAGGAGTCTGGGGTGCAGGCCCCGGCTCCTCCCGAGCCCATGCGGACGCATCGACCACCGCAGCGTCAGACGATGCTCGAGGAAGTGGCCAATGACCTGGCCCTGTGGATCGACCAGACGGCTACGGAAGTGGCGCTCGGCTTCGCCCCAGGCAGAGCTCCGTTCGCAGCGAACCTGACCGAGCAGCAGAAGATGGACTACTACTCGCGCGCCTTGTTCAACCCTGACGGCAGTCCCAATCAGCAAGGCCGCCAGCGCGAGGTGGCGCGACTAGGCGTCGAGCAATTCGCCAGTGTGTATGAGGCGGTCCTCAGAGCGCATCCAGAATGGAAGCCACCGCCGCCTGACCCGATGATGGAGGTACCTGCTGCATGACGATGTCCGATACCCAATACGCGAGCTGGCAGCAGAACCAGAATGTTCTGACCGCGGCGAATAACGATCGCACCAATGCCTACAACCAGGCCAAGCTACGTGGCGAGACTGAGGATCGGGCGCAGGCCGCGGCCAAGTTTGCCTGGCAGCAGACACTCGACCGGGCCAATCTCACGGGCATGTTCGAAGGCCAGTACACGATGCCCGTGCAGCAGGACTTCGCCCAGATGTTCGGCACCTGGGGTGCGCCAACACCTGGCCAACAGACGCTGGCTGGCCAGAACCAGGGTTTTACCCAGGCTCAGAACCTGGCGGCGATGTACGGCCAGTACTACGCGCCTGGTCAAACGCCCGGTGCGGGCACCCAGACGCAGACTGCCCAGGAGCAGCAGTACACCCAGTGGCTGAGAGCGCAGCAGCAAGCGCTCGCCGAGCAGTCTGCTCAGCAGCAGGCCGCCAATCAGTACCTGACGCTCCTCTCGAATCTCAGAGGACCGGCGGACTGGGCCAAGTACCAGGAGGTGCTCGGAGCGGGCGGCAACATGAATAGCCTGGCGGCTGCAGCCATGGGTCAGTACATCCCAGGGGGTGGCGCCACCAGCGGCGTACAGCCGCAAGCGGCCAACCTGAACACGCTCTACAACCAGGTCGCCGGCGCGGGTGGCTACCAGCCTGGCGCCTACCAGACGCAGCCGAATGTCGCAGCGTTCACGCCTCAGGGATCTGTACCGTCGCCATCTCAAGCTGGGGCTAACTATCAGTACAGCCCGACCGACACCGGCTCGCGGATCAATCAGAGTGGCTGGGCTGGAGCTAGCGGGCAGCCAACGCAAGCGCAGAATGCGCTGGGTAATGGCACCAACACGATGGGCGCTCAGTCAACCCAAGCGCAGCAATTGAACCTGCCCGCGCCAAACCAGGTGGCTATGCAGAGCTGGCACAACCTCGCGCCATCACAGCAGCAGAATTTACTTGGAAGCTGGGAGTCGCAGGGGTGGAACAAGGATGACGTCACGGCGCTGATGAATCAGAGTCTGCCCAAGTACGGCAGCAATGCCGCCAGCGCTGGAACGTGGCGACTGAGGGGATGATGCAGCGGTGACGATGCTGCCGGAATCAGTACTCAGCGGTGTCCTTGATTGCTCCGTTGACGATTCTGCTGACGTGACTCTGGCTGATTCCATATTCGCGAGCCAGATCCTTTTGCGGAATCAACTGAGTTTCATAGCGGTGTTTCATTTCGGCACGTTGCTCAGGAGTCAGCTTGTGCCATGGGGTACGACTAGAAAGGTCATGCCCCCATGTTTTGCCGTCGCGCATGCGATAGATAACTGCTCGATCTACTCCGTGTCGACGGGCGATGTCGGCCATTGTGATCGCGCCCGAAGCAAGCAGGGTTTTGATGTCAGTGACTTCTGCTCGGGTCAATCGACGGCCTCGCTGTGTTCGTCCTGGGTGTCCCGTATGCCACCAGCGCTTATCAACGGTTCTATCTTCAGCGTTTTCTTTGGCGGTTCCCAATCGAAGATGCGCTGGATTGACACATGCGCGGTTGGTGAAATCTCCGGCTGGATACAAGCCAGCACACGAATGCAGGATCCACCTGGACGGGGGCTCGCCGTGGACCATCTCCCAACTCACATGGTGAGCGAGAACGATCTTGCCATTTCGACTGAATGCTCCGTATCCCTTTTTCGAAGTATCGCCCTGCCACAGCCAACATTGGGTTCTGATCGAGCACATGATCATCGAATAGAAGAATTCAGGAGAACGGTTGTGTGCTGCTATGCGGTGCATGGCGCAGGCATGACTGCAATATTGTCGCTGCTTCTGCTTAAGCCTTCTACCGCATTCGTCGTTCTTGCAGTGACGTACTTGCTGATTCCTGATCATTTGGCAGGAGCAGTATAGTGCAAAATCCCCTTCCAGACGTAGACGAGGTTGGCTACGACGAGTGGCATAACCAGCTTTTCCAGGAAGAGGCCGATCGAAAGATCCACGCGCTGGACCTCACCCAGACGGCGAACGACCGACTCGCCGACCTGAATCGCATCGGCTCGTGGGCGGCTACCGAGTATCAGCAGTCGGCGCAGCCGACACCAGCACAGCCTGCGGCTCCTCCTTCAGAGCCCGCGGCTCCTGAGCCGGCTCCCACTCCGGAGGTTCCCCCTCTGGAAACACCACCGTCTCCCGAGCCGTCGCTGGCCGCGCCACCGGCTCCGCTAGGGCCAGTGGCGCCGGCTGCGACACCTGTCGCGCCAGTGACACCACCCTCGCCGCCTACGGCGGCTCCGGACGACTGGCAGACGCAAGTCTTTGGGCAGGCGCTCGGCGCCATCAGTCAGGCTGGCGGGGATGTACAGACCTTCGCCGATAAGTTCGGCAGCGGACTGAGCCGTGCGACAGATGCGCAGTCGGCCTACGGCCAGGCGCTCGGTGCTGCCGCGGCAGCCGGCGCGGACGTACAGACGTTCGCTGATCGCTTCCAGCCACCGGAAAAGCCAGCCGGGCCGGCCCCCACCGCTGCCTCCGCGAGTGGGACGCCGGTACCCGGCGGGCCGCTGCAGGACTACGCCCGACAAGCGGCATTGCGAGCGGGCGTAGATCCTGACATCTTTTCCCGCCAGATTCAGCAAGAGTCGGGCTTCAATCCCTCTGCCAAGAGCCCTGCGGGCGCGACGGGCATCGCACAGATCGTGCCCCAATACCACCCTGGCGTGGATCCGACGGACCCCTATGCCAGCCTCGACTACGCCGCGAACCTGATGAAGTCCAACCTGGGCAAGTACGGCGGCGATTACGCCAAGGCACTGAGCGCCTACAACGCTGGCGCGGGCGCCGTCGATCGGTACGGTGGCGTCCCGCCGTTCGAAGAGACGCAGCGCTACGTCAACACCATTCTGAGCGGCCAAGCCCCAGGACCTCGACCAACGACCGCGGCCGAACAGGCGCTCGGCCAGACTGGCGGATGGGCGCAGCAAGCGGCCGCTGGCCGCGACATCAGCCAGTTTGGCGACAGCCAGCTCACCAATGACGAGGCATACGCTGCATGTGGCCCTGCTGCCGCTGTCCGATTTGCTCAAAGGTTCGGGCGAAATCCGAGCCTCCGCGAAGCGACCGACCTGGCCAGGACGGTGGGCTGGACGAGCAGCCAGGGAATGGCCGGGCTGTCATCCGAGAAGGCGCTCATGGACAAGCTGGGGGTGCCGACGAAGCTGGTATCGGGCGCCGACTGGGGGACGTTCGCGAACGAGGCGAAGACCGGTAACCCAGTCACCATTTCCACTCAGGGCCATTACTACACGGCGGACGGGTGGGATCCCGACACCAATCGCTTCCACGTCGGCCGCTCCGGGCTCGATCTGAAGGGCGGCAGCGAGTGGATGACGCCCGAGCAGATGACCGCGGTCATGGGTCCCGTTCAGGGCGGGCTACTCGCCGATAACCCCAAGGTAGCTAGCCCAAGCCTGGCCGACCAGGACACCAATCCGCTGGGCTGGCTGGGTCGCGCCAAGGACTCCATGGTCAACAGTCTCACTGGCGGCGACAACATCTTTCAGCGCGGCGTCATCGAGCCGCTCAAGGGCGCGCTCAGCCTGGAGTCCACACCCGAAGTCCACGACTTCGATCAGAAGATCGCCAGTGTGGGTGAGCAGACGCCCATCGAGCCGGGCAATATCGATCTGAACGCTCGCCCAGTTGTAAGGAATTCCGACGGTTCGATTAGCACCGTGCGCTCGATCTCGGTCGGGACCGATGACGGAGAGGTCCTGATCCCGACTGTTTCCGACGACGGACGCATCCTGTCGAACCAGGAGGCGATCGACCAGTATCGAGCGACAGGCAAGCACCTCGGCATCTTCTCTTCGCCAGAAGCCGCAACCTCGTACGCTCAGCAACTCCATCAGCAGCAAGCCGATCAATACGTGACGCCACAGGCGCCGCAGCCGGCCAAGAGTCCGCTCGAGGAGATGAGCAGCAATATCGCCAATGCCATCACCAGCGGATTGAAGAATCTGGGGGTTGGTGGTCCGCAGGACACGTCGCAGACCGCGGCCATGCAACCGATTCCTTCAGATGTGCTGACCAACCCGCTCGGTACTGGCAATGGGCCCCAGGACTCTGCGCGGCTCACCGGACAGCCTGCTGGCGGTATCGCTCCCCCACAGCCGACGATCTTCGATCGGATTGGCGACACGAGCAATCGGCCGCTCTCGCCAGGTGCACCACTCCGTGAAGCGATCGCGAACGCGCCGGTCCTCGGCGGAGCGCTCGGTATGGCGCGCGGGCCACTGCTCGTGAGTGACGAGGACCTGCGTCAGCAGGCGACACCCGAAGCACTCGACGCCGCGCGCCAGTTGGCTCGCACGAGCAAGTTGGCAACAGGCGGGGGTGAACCGACGGACGCTGACGTCAACAATGCGCTGCGCGATATGCGCGTTGCTGAAACGACGGCGGTCACCGAAGCGGGCGGCCAGGTTATCAAGACGGGCGAGGGCATGCTGAAGGATGCGCTCGGTCAGCTCAAGGGTTATCCCGAAGAGCTCGCGGGTCCTATTCGCGAGTGGGCGAATGCGACGAATGCGCCCGCCTCGAGCATCGCCCAGACCGTGGTCCGCTGGATGGAGGAAAATCCGCGTGCTGCTGCGCGCGCCCAGGTCCTCGCTCCAACAACCACCACACCACAGCTTGCCGCGCAAGTCGTCGAGGACCTCAACGCCGGCCTACGCGCAGCGCCACGAGCCTCAGGCGGCGGGGCCGGCACACCGCTCGAGACGGGTGGAGATGCAGGAACAGCGCGCGGTGATGTGTACCGACCGAGTAACGCGCGAGTGGGCCAGCTCGTCGATACGGGCGAGCCCGCTGTGCCCGGTGTGGGTGGCGTCAACCTGCCGAACTATGTGCCCGACAGCGTGCAGCGCATCATTGGCCGCGCGTGGGATGAGACGAGTACCGCGGCCCAGGCCGCGCGGAGTGGCACCATCGAGCCCGGCGTGCTCGAGGACCTCGCTGCGGCGGGCAAGACCACCGTCGATCGCGCGCGCGCCGTTCTCAAGCTCGACGATCCCGCCAACAGCAAGACGGCGTACGTGCTGAAGCAGGCATTCGACGATCAAGCCTCACGGCTGCGGCAAGCACAACTCGCACTCCAGAAGGCGCCCGACGACCTGAACGCCACCCGTGACGTGGTCCGTGAAATCGCTGGCCAGCGTGCTCTGCAAGAAACCGTGGCAGGACTGGAGCCGCGAGCGGGTCGGTCGCTGGATTCGTTCCGCTACGACGAAACCCTGAGCGACATGGCCAAGCGGTGGAAGATGCTGCCCGACGAATTCATGAGCCATGTGCGTGACGAGGCCGACTTCACCGATCCCGCCAGCATCGCCGACTTCGCCAAGAAAGCCTACGGCTACACCTTCAAGGACAAGGCCATGGCTGTGTGGTACTTCAGCCTGTTGTCGAATCCGCTGACCCACGTCCGCAACGGGTTGTCGAACACGATTGCAGGCATCACCGCACCCGTTGAAGGTGCAGTTGCATCAGGCTTCG